GTCCCGTTCCTTTTTGTTTTCCGTTCTTCTAATTCCCCCAACCTTTTTCGGTGTTTTTTCTTCTTCTTCTCTTCGTGCGTGCGGCTCTCGCGCGCGCGCGTCTTTCACTCTCACATTTCACGCTGTGGGCAACTTGGGGGCAGCCTGCGACCCTTGTGGTCGTAGGCAGGCTGTCCCCATGTTGTCCATCAGCCTCAGCCCTTCCAGGGCTCGATCCTTACTTCTCCACTGAACCCCAGGTTCAGTAAATAGCTCACTGCATACTCTGCTTTCTTGAACAGCCGCGTCTCACCGCGGGCTGTTTTCAATACGCTGCCGTACCGGCTGAGTTCAAACTCCAGCCGTGATCCCTCGTGTGGGTATGCCCACACTTCCCATTGCAGCGGGTCTTGTTCCACTATCGCCACCGAGGCAACCTCGTGGCACTTAATCGCTGCTTCTAGATGCTCCATTTTCATCGTCTTGCTCCTACGTTGGAGCCTTAATGATAGTACAAGACTTGCGTCTTGTCAATGCATTTCTGCGAAGTCGGTGACGATTGTCACCTTTTGACTATTGTGCCAGCCCCAGGGAACAGTTACCTTCTTGATGTAACTGTTCCCACTGACAGCCCACCCTCCAAAGGAGGTTCCCATGCGCAGGATGAAGCTCAGTAAGGGCCGGAGTAAGCGGATGTTCCGCAAGTCCGGCTCTCGTACTCAGTCCCTCAACTTTGCTCACCCGATGCGAGGAGGCATCCGTTTGTGACATGTTTTTCACCGCTCAAGGGCTACCGCTCTCGGACGGTGAACCCGACCGGAAAGCGGTCTATCTGCTTCACCCACCGGGAGGCCTACACAGACCTCCCCGTGGATGTTCCCTGCGGTCAATGTATGGGCTGTCGGTTAGAGCGTAGTAGGCAATGGGCCACCAGGTGCATGCATGAGGCTTCTTTACATTCTGAGTCTTGTTTTGTCACTCTCACTTATGACGATGACCATCTTCCTGATGACGGTGGTGTTCACCCGCATCATTTCGTCAATTTGGTGAAGCGCCTGAGGCATTTCCATGAGTTTCGCTATTTCCACTGCGGCGAATATGGCGATGAGTCGAAGAGACCTCATTACCACGCGCTCTTCTTCGGCTGGTGTCCGGATGACCTTATCCATTACAGCAATGGCGCTTCGGGCGAGAAGCTCTACATCTCGCCGTACCTGGAGCGGATGTGGAAGTTCGGATTCGTAACGGTGGGCGATGTGACCTTTGCTTCGGCCGCCTATGTGGCGCGGTACGCGACCAAGAAGATCACCGGACCGAAGGCTATCGACCACTATTTGAGCTGCAACAGCATCACCGGCGAGGTGTATCAGATCCGCCCGGAGTACGTGACTATGTCGCGCCGCCCAGGTATCGGTAAGGGTTGGTATGACAAGTTCGGGGCGGAGACCTATCGCGATGATTCCGTGATTGTGAACGAGCGGGAAGTCCAGCCACCCAAGTTTTATGATCGCCTGCTCGAAGGCGAAGATCCGGAAGCATTGAAGGCCATCAAAGCCGCGAGAATTGAGGCTGCTCGTAAATGGGCAGCCAACAATACCGCCGAGCGTCTAGCCGTGCGGGAGACTATCCAGAAGGCGAAAGCCAAACTACTCAAGAGGACACTCTCATGATGCAGATTTATTCGATCTTCGACCGGAAGACTGCGGCGTATATGCAGCCGTTTTTCGCGTTGACGGACGGCGCCGCGTTACGCACGGTGATGTCGAGCATGGGCGAAGGCTCAATGTTCAAGGCATATCCCGGTGATTTCGATGTGTTCCGGCTCGGCCGGTTTGATGAGGGCAGCGGGGAGATTTCCAGCGCTGTCGATTTTCTGGTCAACGTGGCCAACCTGGTCACTATCAACGAGGAGGTTTAACCATGCGGTCGGTAATGACGCATCAATTTTCGCGTGTTCCTGGCGTTCAGATCCCCCGTTCCAGTTTTGACCGTTCGCATGGTCTCAAGACGACCTTCGACGCTGGCTGGCTGATCCCGGTTTTTGTGGACGAGGCACTCCCTGGCGATACGTATAACGTTCGTATGCACGCGTTCGCCAGGCTGGCCACGCCGCTGTTTCCCATCATGGACAACATGCGGCTGGAGTCGTTCTTCTTCGCGGTGCCGAACCGCCTGGTGTGGGAGAACTGGCAGAAGTTCTGCGGCGAGCAGGAGGACCCGGGTGACTCGACCGATTTCTTGATCCCCCAGATGGTTGCTACGGCCGGCACGGGGTACGGTGAACAGTCGATTCACGACTATTTTGGCTTGCCCACGAAGATCCCGGGTTTCTCTCATTCGGCGCTGTGGCACCGCGCATATGCGTTGATTTATAAGGAATGGTTTAGGGATCAAAATCTTCAGGACTCGCCGGTTATTCCTAAGGATGACGGTCCGGATTTGCCGAGCGAGTACACTCTTTTTCGGCGCGGGAAGCGTCATGACTATTTTACTTCCGCTCTTCCGTGGCCGCAGAAAGGTGATTCGGTGCAGCTGCCGCTTGGCACGTCGGCACCGGTTGTAGGTACTTCGGAGACGGCTAACCCGCTTTTTTCGAATTCTGGTGGGCAGAGTAATTTGGCTTTGCGGCACGCGGGTACGTCGACGAATGTGATCGTGAATGCGTCGAATCCGGGTTCGACTGCGGCGTTGTATTGGGAGGACCCCAGGCTGGAGGCCGACTTGTCGGATGCGACGGCGGCTACTATCAATCAGCTTCGGCAGGCGTTCGCCATCCAGCGCCTTTTGGAGCGGGACGCGCGAGGCGGTACTCGATACATCGAAAAGATCAAGGCTCACTTCGGCGTAACGTCGCCGGACGCTCGGCTGCAACGCCCCGAATATCTTGGTGGCGGGTCGTCTGCGGTGAACGTTTCCCCGATCGCGCAGACAAGCTCGACGGATGAAACGAGCCCGTTGGGTACGCTTGGTGCGATGGGCACCGTGGCGGTCAGCGGACATGGTTTTAGCAAGTCGTTTACCGAACATTGCTTGCTTATCGGTCTTGTGAACGTTCGGGCCGACCTGACATATCAGCAAGGTCTGAACCGCATGTGGTCCCGGTCGACCATGCTTGAGTTTTATTGGCCGGCGTTGGCGAACATCGGTGAGCAGACAATTCTCAACAAGGAGATCTATTGCCAGGGTACCGCCGGCGGTGCGGCGGATGATGAGGCGTTTGGCTACCAGGAGCGGTATGCGGAGTATCGCTACAAGCCATCGTTGGTTACGGGGCAGTTCCGGTCGAACTGCACGACGCCGCTGGATGCGTGGCATTTGTCGCAGGAGTTCTCGGAGTTGCCGGCGCTGAATTCGGATTTCATTGAGGATAATCCGCCGATTGATCGTGTCATAGCGACGCCTGCTGAGCCCCACTTTTTGTTTGACGCGTATTTTCAGATGCGCTGCGCTAGGCCGATGCCGATTTATGGCGTTCCGGGCCTGATTGATCACTTCTGATGGGCTGGTTTGATGATTTGTTAGGCGGCGTCGGTGACGCCGTTACGGGTAATTGGGGCCCCATCATTGGAGGTGGCTTTGATTTGTTCGGCGGTGAACGTGCTAATTCCGCGAATTTGGCCAGCTCTCGGGAGGTGATGGCTTTTAATCGCGAGGAGGCGGAACGTGACCGTATTTTCCAAGCTGAGCAAGCTGCCATGGGTAGAGATTTTGGAGGTAATCAGGCGCGTATTCAGCGCAATTTTCAGGCTCGTCAAGCGACGGTCAATCGAGCGTGGGAGCAGCGCATGTCGAACTCCGCGTATCAAAGGCAGGTCCAGGACTTGCGTCGTGCGGGTCTTAATCCGATATTGGCCCTTACGCGTGGTGGTGGTGCATCGTCGCCGTCGGGTGCAAGCCCAGCGGGTTCGATGCCCGGATCCCCAACTGCGTCCGGCTCCAGGGCTTCTGGTGTCAGAGCGGAGTTCGAAAATACCATCGGACGTGCAATAGGCACAGGGATGCAGGCTTATCGGCTTAGGCCGGAGGTTAAGCAGATTGAAGCGACCACCGGGAATATTGAGAAGCAAGGCGAGGTTATCGAGGAGGAGGCGAAGCTCAAGGCTGCCCAGGTTGCCGAGACAGCCGCGCGGACTCAAGAGATCCAATCCAGCACTGCGCTGAATGTTGTGCGGCAGGCGCTGGGCCAGGCGGAGACTGGTAAGGTCTTTGATGAGCAGAAGCGTATCCGCCGTGAGATCGCACGCATAAATGCGGAGATCCGTCAGCGAGGTACTTCTACGGAGCACGAGCGTGAGCAGTTGGCCCAGCTTAAGCTGGACTATAATCGCAAAGCGCAAATGTCGGGGGCCTGGGGCGGTGATTTGGGTAAGCTCGGCGCGGGCGCCGAGGTTCTCCGCCCCGTTTTTTCGTCCGCGAAGGACGTGTCTAATTCAATTGGTATTCTTTCCATCCTGCCCAAGCTTTTGAAGGGCTTTAAGGGCAGAGGTGGTCTAAACCCGGAGGATTTCATCCGATGAGCTTTCGACTTCCCTATGATCGTGCCACGCAGGATCGTGTGCAGTATTCGTCGGCGTTGCCGTCGCGGACTAAGCAGTCAATGGCCGCTGAGACAGACATCAACTTTATTGTTAACCGGTTCCAAAAAACCGGTGTGATCGCCCACCAGGCGCGCTATGAGGGCCAGTACGGCGAGTTCGAGCCGATTGATTTTCATGAGGCGATGAATATCGTGGCGAGTGCCACGGAGATGTTTGCTTCTTTGCCGTCGAATGTTCGCGCTCAGTTTGCTAATGATCCTGGCGCGTTTCTCGACTTCGCTAATAATCCTGATAATTCGGCAGCGTTGCAGAATATGGGTCTCGGGCGGAAGCCCGTTAAGCCGGCGGAGCCGGCGCCTGTATCTGTACCGGAGGAGCCTCAAGGGTAGGCCGGAGCGTTATGGCCGTTTGGACGGGACGGTGACGTCCCGTTCCTTTTTGTATTCCGTTCTTCTAATTCCCCCAACCTTTTTCGGTGTTTTTTCTTCTTCTTCTCTTCGT